TGGAATTAATCTAACATAATTTGTACCAGAATCTCCAGACTGATAAGAGAATTTTATACATGCTCCTGACTCATTTATTAACTCAAACCGCTTCGCATTTGCGGGTAAAGCGTAGCTTTGTTCTGTATCTGCTACTGGAAAAGTCACTGTGGCGTTAGATGGGCTAGTAATCCCTGACTCGGTAAAATTACCATCTACCTTAATACCGTCTGCCGTACATTCAGCAAATTCTAGAGTGCCGGAATCAGATAAGCAGGCTATCGGTATGGCCTGATTAGTCGCCTGTACGAAAGTTTCCCCGTCGAATATAAGCGCGGCATCCAGGTCACTAGCAGATTGCGCTAGTCCAGTAATATACACGCTAAACGTAGCGTTGCCGCCTGAAACAATAACTTCTAGTTGAGGCTTATCATGGTATCGAGTAATTAGTTTTCTATCTGGAGGATTACCGGCAACCGAGATAGTGCCATGGCCCTGAAGGTCGAATCTTTCGCCCGCGCTCTCACCAGCAGTAAAGTCGTAGTAGTTTACGGTTACAGTTGCGCCAGGATCCAAAGCCGAAACAAAGACAGTGCTAATCAAAGCGCTGCCCCGTGTGTTTAGATGCCTAATATAAGTCTCTGGAGTCCTTTCCTCTAGCGGAAAAGCTATTTGAGACTCAGTTGTGCCCAACGTGAAATTGGGTAATTTAACGACCATTCGGGATCCTACGGGCTAAACAAAAAGGCGGGGGCATGTAGGCTACCCCCGCCCCTAATTTTAGGAGAAACTAAACATTAACTCAATGCAAGGTTATAAAGCATCGCAGTTGAGGTCTCGTCTTTCTTCTCAAGAACACCACGGAAATCTTGTCGCGTGTAAGCAGCTAGCAACCATCTGTCATAATCTGCAAGGTCTTGCATAACTCTAACTCTGATTGGTCGGCGGATACCCATGTACCATCTACGAAGGTCAACAACGTGCATACAAGTACGGTCAGTAGTAACACCGTCATAAACACCAGTAGCGTTAAGGTCTTCGCGAACAAACTCAGAAGAGATAATTGGAATACCGAAGATGTTACCAAGGCTTCCCCTAACAACCGTTGCAGCCGGCCCAAATTTGTCGATAGTGACAACTTGATCGAGAAGCAATAATTGGTTGATAATCTGCGGACCAGCAATCCAAGCTAGTGCGCGTGGGTTCATCCCGTGCTTACCAAGAGCGCCTCGAAGGTTTCTTAAAAGAATGTCAGTGATAGCAGAGTTTCCGCCGTCTACAAACAACCCAAGAGCAGACTTCGCGATTGCAAACTTACGAAGTCCGTCCCAAGACTTTCTAGCATCGTCAGCAGCCGTGACGTCACTATCTTGGTGAGTAGCAGCAGTGTCACCGTTAAGGATCGCTTGCTCGATTGCTCTAGCACATGCGTCTACAACTTCCTGCCGTGCCGCAGCCATAATAGCTGGTGCAGAATCTTCGTTCATTTCTTCAGTTAGTTTGTAGTGCTCGCCAAGCTTGGTGGCAGAGAAAGTAAGTTTGTCAGTATCAAACTTAGCATCAGAGATTTGAGCGTTTTCGCCGATGATTCGACCAGTAGTAGTTGAATCTTGGATAGGCCAATCGTATGGGTTAGAAGGCATATCCACGCGGCGGAACATTGAAGCTACAACGCGGTCAAGCTCAAACTCTTCGATGAAACTAGATGCCATAATTGTTGGTACCCAGCTAGAATCTGTTGAAGTGTCGAAAGCTTTAAGGCGAGGAACAAGCTCGTTCTTAGCAAAGTAAGAATCGTAGATCTTTTCGCCTACGTTACCTGCTTTTTCTGAGCTATCTTTTTGTGCTCCGTAGAAACACTGAGAAACCCAGCGAGAAATATCCATTGCTTCTTTAAGCTGGAGTACAGTTGCTTTAACTGAATCAGGAACATGCTTAAATCGGCTATCACCGACGTTAACATTCATCAGCTCGGCAGCGGATTTCTTTCCAAAGAAGCGAAGCGCTTTTTGCTCGTCTGATCCTGTTTTATTTCCTACTACCGCATTACCGGCAGCAACAACTTTCTGTGCTTGCTCTTCGAGGCTTTTGTTTTTTGCCTCTACTTCGTTGATTTTAGCCTCTAGCGCGTCGGCTTTTGTTTTTAATTCCTCAATCCCTTTAGCGTCCATGCTAAGTCTCCCTTCCTGGAATTTATATTGTGGCATTAAATGCCGAACTTATCATTCACTCTACTGTATAAATCATCTATAGATTTATTAATAGTGTCAAGTTCTTGTGCCGATTTAATTTTAGCACGTAACTCGTTAGAAATACCAGCATACATTGTATCGTTTAGGTCGATATCAGAAACGTGGCCTAGCTCTACCAGCTTTTCCAAAGATACTTCAATCTTTTTAAAGGCTTCCTCTTCTTCTCGATCGTCGTCCTCTTCGTCGCTGCTCTTCTCTTCCTCGTCCGATTCGTCCTCATCATCTCCCATAGGCATCTGGCTTTTGGGGTTTTCTTCTTCCTCGGTGCTTTCCTCTGGCGGCTTCTTCCCACCCATTTCCTCTTCTTCGTCCTCTGGCTTAGGCATTGCCATTGTATTTAAAAACTCACTTAAAAGATTCTTAATCGCCTGTAACTCGCTCACCGCAGCGCTTAGGGTGATATTGCTTTGACGTAATGCCAATTGCATATCATTAGACTCGGATCCCTGGACTTCGCCAGGCATCTTAATTTCCTGGGCTATGGCCTGCTTTCTCTCGTCCGATATCTCACACTTTTCACCCTCGCACATGCTTATAGCCGTAGCTATAGCCTCGTCACGGCTCTTGCCTTCCTCGATAAGCTTAGGCACTTTCTCATTAACACATTGACGAAAGGATTCTTCGTTTTTGGGATCATCAGATTCATCACCTTCTTCTTGCTTTGGGGATTCCTCGTCCTCATCCTCCTTGGGCTTTTCTTCCATTTCTTTTAGATCAATGTCAGTGCCTAGGATGTGATTAGATGCCTCGATAACTTCATTCTTCAAAGCAATATTCCCAGCAAGTATTTTCTCCATGTCTTCTTCCGATACGCCAGATTCATCGCAGACGTGAGATAGTAGAGACTTTCTATAATGGCCTTCTTCCACCTTACTATCTAACGCTCGGTGAATTGTTGCAACATCGCTAGCACCTTTAGACTCCAGTATTTTGCACCTGGCCTCCAGGAAGTTTTTACTATCCAGGGCCTTGTTAACTACCTCGAATGTGCTCGCCTGATTCATGGGTACAGACACCACAGATACCTCTAAAAGCTCACCAGATTTAATTTGGTTTACGCCCTTCTCGTCTTGCTCTTCATCGTCGACGTTGAAGCCTATAGAAAAGGTTTTTAGCGTACCATCTGCGATCATCTCCCGCACAAATTTTACAGGCCCTTCGTTAGCCCGCGACAATTGGCCGCGTACCTTTAAGCCTTCTTCCATCGCCTTGATCTCGGTTATCTTACCTATCGGCATGTCGGGGTTATGGTTAAAAAGCATGATCGGGTTAGCGTTGAAGTTCTCCAACTTGATACCGAAAGGATCCACCCTATCATTGCCACGGTCCACAATATTTTTATTTGCAAATCCCTCGATCTCGATAGCCTTACCGCTAGCAGTCGATTTAGTTACATTCACATCACAATAAAAATTCTTCATCTCAAAAACCTTCCTTGGTTATTGTTGACTCAATAAATCTAAAGTATCTTCTACGTCTTCAGGACTAACTAATATCTGGGTACATCTGCAATTAATAACATCACCCGGCCCGCCCTGCGGATCCCTGGGCATTTTTAGTTGCGCTCCGCTTCTAGGATCGGTAAACTTTTCATCCACGTCCACCACTTGGCCCCCCAGATTCCAGTGATCTGATTTGCTATCAGCATATTCCCCGGCGGGATTTCCCCTTACGCGTAGATCATTGGAATTTAGCCACATCTTCTGAACACCAGGAACAACTTCGGCCACGTTCTCACTTGCCGCCTGTTGGCCCAAACTTACCGCTGTGAGCGTTTCCGTCCTGGATATCATGTTGGCCCTTCCCCGTATGTTTTCAACGTCTGCAAAGGCTCCTAAGAGGCTCTGGCTAATCTCGTCCAGGGTGTTATTGTTTTTCACGCCCTCGGTAATTAGATCCATTGCCCTCTTAATATTCGTATCAGTTATTTTGTCCGTTCGACCTTCCAAGGTAGATATCAAACGCCGCTCTCTTACGTCGGCCTCCCGCTCCCTTAGTGCGTCTATCTCGGCCTGGTTCTGCACGTTAAACCCAAAGCTTAACTGTGTATCGTAACCGCTTTCTACAGCGCCTACTAGTGGCTCTCTGGAGTCTTCTTTGAATTTGTCCCCAGCCTCTTCAAAAGCTCGCCGCAAACGTTGCCGCAATTGCTGTCTATTGGGGATTTCCGCCTTAACACGCTTTGCAGCGCTGCGCGTTTCACGCAACGTATTCTGTACAACATCCACCGCATTCTCAGCCGTAGATATAAACAAGCCAACCGCAGCCTGGAAGATTTCTGGCTCCCTGGCGTCCATGAGTTCCCCAAGTTGTTTTTCGACATCGGCCACCTTCCCAGCATTGCGCTTTAAAAAGTTTTCCTGGATAGCCCTTTGCCTGGCTATTTGCTTCTCGGCCTTGTCGTCTTCCGATTCCTCTGGTAACTGCTCCTGTGGTGCCTCTGGCTCTTGTACTTCGGATTGTGGCTTCTCGTCGCTGGCGATTGGAGGTAGCCCCAAAGTACCAGCCTCTAGTCTAGCGATCTCTAGGACAACATCACCGCCTTCGATAGGGGGCAAGTTGTAAAGAGTCTGCCTAACCTCGTTAATCGTATGCGTGGAAAGCAATTGCGTGGCCAGATCTGCCTGCTTTACCTTGTCTTCCTGGAGCGCCGCAACATCGTGTAGATCGAATTCAAAAAATCTATCTTCGCCCAGTTCCTTGGAGAAGTAGCGCGTATACTCACCGCTGATCATATTCATGCAAGGAATTAACGTGGCTTCCCAAAAATTCCTTAGTGCGGTTTTGTGCTCTTCACTGCCTAAACTACCGGCATCCTGGAGGCCTAGCTCATGCTTAGGGATCTTCCAGATATTAATCATGGTTTCGCGGTTTTTCTCTATAAGCTCCATAATGTGCTGGTCAGCGATGCTATGGCTCAATGGGGTGACTGACATACCCTTGGGAAGTAACATCGTCCTACGCTGGTTTCTGCGGCCCGTGTGGGCTGTTTCAAAAGCCCGGAGCAATCGCATTGCCACATCTTCGTTAACAGTGTCTTCCATCTCGATAGCCATGGCCGGTGTAGCCTGCTTTAAATAGAAGTTGTTCAAATAATCGGCAGTGTACCGGTCAAACAACAAAGCCTTTAGGCCAGGCACCATGGGAGAAAAGCCCCAAATGAGAGACTTGGGATTTGGTTTCTTAACGTGGATAATCTGCTTAGGATCAAACGCCAAGACGCCTTCACGCTTCCCAGGTACATCGCAGGTAGTCCCATTAGGTTCAAAGAAATATTGCTTGATAGTACAATCGCCCTCGATATTCAGGCCCACGCGCTCGAAAGGTAATATCATCAGCTCGCGCTTATTGCGGAAAAATGCGGTTATATCATTACCGCCGCTCATTAGATCAAATACGCTCTGATACATGAAGCTGTGATAGTCCTGGAATTGATTGGGCTTTGATATGAGCTTATTTAGATCGTGATCCATATCGGGCTCAATGACTTCTTCGCCGTCGACAACCTTACGCTGCATAACAACCATTTCCTGGCTGGAAATCTTTTGCGCGATTAAGTCAATAGCTATGAAAGCCCAAGCCTCTGTTAACGCTATGTTTTTCAGTACATCATTATTAACAGTATAATTTACATCGGTATTCCAGATACCAAAAGTATCGTTTTGTGCGTCACCGTCGCGGAAAATATTGAAGGATTTATCAATCTTATCGGCCATTTGGCCGTGTTTATATTCTATGTCTTCTCTTAACGAATCTAGGTCTATTATTTTCTTTTCTGACATTTAAGCCTTCCTTGGCTGAAATTTTGAAAATCTAAATTTAGTGTACGGAAATTTTAGAAATTTGGCTATAGCCTTAATCATCATACAAATCACTAAGCAACCTACCATAAACCTTTTCTAACGGGGATTGGAATTTCTCCAAAGGTAGATCCTCGACAAACTTTATATCCAGGGATCGGCTAGCATATTGCTCATAGGCCGCGTATGCCAATAGCAGCATAGATACAATATCATCGTGTTCGCCAGGCGGCGCGGAAAACTTCATGTTGCCCAAGTGGTTTACTACTACCTCGTACATATCAAGCTCGCGCAACATATCCGACCAATTGGGGATAGCTATTTGCTTCTGCTCAACGCCAAGAACTAATTGGTTAACCATCTCAGATTTACTCTGAGCGCTAAACTTTATGCCCCTACTAGGTAACGGCGTCTGCCGTAACATATCGGAGATTGCTTCACCTACCCCGGTCTGATCGTGATAGATTACCCGGACCTTTTTAAACTTATTTGCAAACTTCAAAAGCTCGCCTATAGCTGCGGTATAATCGAGGCCCTGGAATCTGTTATACCCAACCATTTTACCAGGCTGGTCTAAGGTGATTGCCCCCATAACGGTAAAGTCGGAAAGCTTGGCCCAGTCAACACCTATCACTACCTCGCTATCTTGAGCTTCCGGCGCTAACCAATATTGCTCGTTGATCGGATCCCCAAAGATAATATCTCTGATACCGGCAAAGATAGTTCCATCATCCAAAAACTCGGCCATGTAGTATTGCTGAAATAGTCTAGCAGGTAGTTGCCCCCTGGCTATCTCAATTTCTTTTGGATCAATAAATGGATTCTCATGAGTAGGATATAAATTAGAAATGTAATGCGGATTGTTAGGATCTGTACCTCGTAAATACATTTGGTAAAACCAGTTCTTCCCCCTGGGGGTTGATACCAAGTCGATCTTACCCTTAGTTTGAGTAGTAGTTGTTCGAGCAGATATAAAAGCCTGTTCGACAATCTTGCTAGCCTCGTCCATGATAACATGATGGAAAGCCTCGCCCTCTGTGGCATTCTCTGGATCCTTGTTAACGCCACGAAAAAATATTATGTTGCCATTCTTCTTCAGGGTGATTGTCTGCGCGGATTTATTAACGTCAATTAGATCTTCAGGCATCAACTTACGAAAGTATTTCATACCGATATTAGCAGTATCATAGAAGGGGGCTAACCAGGCATACTGGCGACCTGGGGGCTCGGTCCAGGCCTTGTATAGCATCTTAATTGTAAAGCCTAACGTCTTGCCGAATTTAGTTCCGCATACGTTAACCGAGAATTTATAGTCTCGTTTATCAAATACAATTTCGCGTTGCTTAGGATGTAGTTTCGGTAACGTCACTCGCATCTAGTTCTAATACCTCGCCTTCCTCTGGCTCTTTTCCATCCGTCAATTTTGTCTTTGTTACGCTGCCATCATCGGCTATTTCAATCTTCCAGTGGACATTGTTCTGCGTTATATCGGCCTCTACTCGATCGGTCCAACGTAACTTATTCTTAGTAGTCCATACATACGTTGTAGGATTAAACCCTGGTATTTTTCCCGTCATTCCAGCAAGGCCTAGCTTTTCAAAAAACAAAAGCATCTTGTCAATTCCTATTTTATGCGCCGTCGCAAAATCCGGGTGTTTTTCCTTCCATCTAAATATTGTAGCCCTGTGCGTGTTTATAGTGGCAGCGAATGACTCAAAGCTAAAACCCTTACCCATGTGCTCTATAAGCATATCGCAAAAACTAGGATCATACTTAGTTGGCCTACCTACCGGCTCTCCTGTTGGCGGCGTTGCCATTAAACCACCTTCTCACGCAGTAGCTTCGTATGATGCTTACAAGCGTGAATGCCAAACCAATTTGTAAGTTTTCCGATAAAGACACTTGCAAACCATACATCGG